CCTCCCCCTCGCGCAGCTGTCCTAGCTGCTTGCATAGGTATTCCTCACTGATGGTTTCGCCTACGAGAGTCGTGGCTGGGCATTCGTGCACTGCCCGCCACAGGTGGCGCTGTAGTTGCTTCAGCACAAAGTTGCGGTAGGGGGGACCGGTGGTGATCACGCGTACTTTGAGGGCCTCTGGTAGGCCCACAAACTTTGCGTGGTCATTTTCCGCTTCCGCCAACCGCCAGCAAAGTGCTGTCAGCTGCTGATACGCCAGACGCAGTTCAACTTCGTCTACTCTCTGGAGGCCTTCTTCTGTCAGTTCCACACCAATTAGGACCAAGGGCAGCTCTTTCAAGAGAGCCAGCACCGCAGGGTTAGAAAGTAGCTCACCGATCATGCCACCCTTACTCACCGTCTTTGTGTAGACAGCGGAGGTTGAGGGCATGGCCAGTCCAGTTGCATTCGAAAGGTGGAAGGGTTTGTTCTGCAGGAGCTCGCGCGTTGTTCTACGCAGCTGAGTCTCCAGCAACAACCTCTCCACATTCTCGGCATTGGTGTCGTCGTTCTCGTCGACATCTGCCCAGCTTTCGATCAACTTGACTGGCTCGCTCGGTCTTGTGAGCTTGTCATAGGCCTTTCTCACGGCCTCTTTCACCATTGCGGGCGTTGGTCTTGCCATGCCCTTCTTCGCATAGAGGATCGAGACGGCCAGTTCCGTCCACCTCTGCGGGTCCTTCTTCTTCAACGTCCGCGCCCAGCGGTCCGCCTTTCCCCCTAGTACGATGTTTGGCAAGTCGCTGCTTCTTGTTGTGCTGGCGAGAGGGCTAGGTGGAGTCTGCATTTCCATTGCGGCTGCGAAGAACGCAGCCGTTTTGTACTTGTAGAACTTCATCCAGTCCCCCCCCAGCGCTTCTATGCACTCGACATGCCAGTCAATCGTCCCCTTCCTGTTCCATCCCTCGCTCACGAATCCGCAGAACTCGAATGCGGTCGTGAGTGTGTCCACGTTTTCCTTTACAATATCATGGAGCCCCTTGGGGCCCTGGTCGAGTCTCTTCGCTCGATCCATGATGGAGGTTATCGTATCCTACCACAGATACACGGAGTGCGCCTTCCGTGTGGGTCTTAAATCAGCACAGTGATTGTTCGAGTATGTCGTGAG